GTGGACTGCGCCCTCTGGTGCGAGGTTGTGGATGTCCTACCTAGACAAGGAAGATGACGTTCTGCGTTACCAAGGTCTAGCATTTAGCTGGATAGGCTTTGACGAACTTACACAATGGCCCACTCCATTTGCATGGAACTACATGCGCTCTCGTCTACGGTCCACTGCACCTGACTTACCTGTATATATGAGAGCTACTACCAACCCAGGAGGTAGAGGTCATCATTGGGTAAAGAAAATGTTTATTGATCCTGCACCTGCAGGTAAAGCATTTGAAGCTACTGACATTGAAACAAATGAAACATTACGTTATCCAGCGGGACACGAAAAAGCTGGTAAAGCACTATTCAAACGTAGGTTTATACCCGCACGTCTAAAAGACAATCCATACTTGGCAGAGCAAGGTGACTATGAGGCTATGCTATTGTCACTACCTGAACAGCAACGTAGACAGTTGTTAGAAGGTGACTGGGATATTAAAGAAGGTGCAGCCTTTACAGAATTTGATAGAAGCATTCATGTTGTTGAACCTTTTCCAATTCCTAATAACTGGGTTAAGTTTAGAGCATGTGACTACGGTTATGGTTCTTACAGTGCTGTGCTTTGGTTTGCCGTATCGCCTAATGAGCAACTTATCGTATATAGAGAACTATACGTCAGTAAAGTTTTAGCTACTGATTTAGCAGATATGGTATTGCAGTTAGAAGTAGAAGATGGTAATATTAAGTATGGTGTACTTGATTCTAGTTTATGGCATAAACGAGGAGACACTGGACCTAGCTTAGCAGAACAAATGATTAGTAGAGGATGTCGTTGGCGACCATCTGATCGTTCTCGTGGTTCACGTGTTGCAGGTAAAAACGAAATACACAGACGCTTACAGGTAGATGAGTTTACAGAAGAGCCTAGACTAGTGTTTTTTAATAATTGTACTAATACAGTTGCACAGCTACCTGCTTTACCAATTGATAAGAAAAATCCAGAAGACATTGATACTCTAGCTGAAGATCACTTGTATGATGCATTACGCTATGGAATCATGTCACGTCCACGATTTAGTGTGTTTGACTACGATCCATATGGAACACCGTCTACAGGAATGAGAGTTGCAGATAGCACTTTTGGTTACTAAGGAAAAGTAAATGGCAGAAGATAATGAAGTATTTATCGAAGACGATGCAATCGTATTAGAAGATACAGATACATCAGAAGAAACTGATTATCAAACTAATAACATTATTCCATTCATTATGGAACGTTATCGTCGTGCGGAAGATTATCGTAAACAAGATGAAGAACGTTGGTTACGTGCATATCGTAACTATCGTGGTGTATATGGACCAGATGTACAATTTACAGAGGCTGAAAAATCACGTGTATTTATTAAGGTTACAAAGACTAAAACACTAGCTGCTTATGGTCAGATTGCAGATGTTCTTTTTGCTAAAAGTGTTTTTCCTATTACCATTGATCCTACAGAACTCCCAGATGGTATTGTTGAAGATGTGTCTTTTGATCCTGCTCTTCCTGAGCCATTACGTGAAGATAAAAAAGAAGACCCTGTATCTCCTTATGGATTTAAAGGAGATGGCAAAGAGTTTCCTGCAGGTGCTACATCTAAAACATTACAAGAACTTCTTAACCCTGAACTAAATAAAAAACTAGAACCTATTTCAGGAGTGCAAGCAAAGGTAGGTACAACACCTACTTCTATTACTTTTAGTCCAGCTATGATTGCAGCTAAAAAGATGCAAAAGAAAATTCAAGATCAATTAGAAGAATCTTCTGCATCTAAACATTTACGTAATACAGCATTTGAAATGGCACTATTTGGTACTGGTGTTATGAAAGGTCCGTTTGCTGTAGATAAAGAATACCCAAACTGGAACGACGAAACAGGTGAGTACGAACCTAATTTCAAAACTATACCGCAAGTATCTCACGTATCCGTGTGGAACTTTTATCCAGACCCTGATGCCAATAACATGGATGAAGCACAGTTTGTTGTTGAACGACATAAAATGTCACGTTCACAATTACGTGCACTAAAGAAACGTCCTTACTTTCGTGCTTCAGTTATTGATGATGCAATCTTAATGGGCGAAAACTATAACAAAGAATATTGGGAAGATGATCTATCTGATTATGCTCCTGAGCATGGTATTGAACGCTTTGAAGTTCTAGAGTACTGGGGCATGGTAGACGTAGACATGCTTATGGAGCAGGGTATAGATGTTCCTCGTGAGCTACAAGATACTGATGAACTACAAGCCAATGTCTGGATTTGTAATGGCAAACTACTTCGTATGGTAATGAACCCATTTAAGCCAGCTAAAATTCCTTACATGGCAGCACCTTATGAACTAAACCCATATTCATTCTTTGGTGTTGGCATTGCTGAAAACATGGACGATACACAAACACTAATGAATGGCTTTATGCGTATGGCAGTAGATAATGCTGTATTGTCTGGTAACCTATTGATTGAAGTAGATGAAACTAACTTAGTTCCAGGCCAAGACCTATCAGTATACCCAGGCAAAGTGTTCCGTAGACAGGGTGGTGCACCAGGACAGGCTATCTTTGGTACTAAGTTTCCTAATGTTGCGGGTGAAAACTTGCAGCTATTTGACAAGGCTCGTGTACTTGCAGACGAATCTACTGGCTTTCCTAGTTTTGCGCACGGACAGACTGGCGTTTCAGGTGTAGGCCGTACTGCATCTGGCATTAGTATGTTAATGGGTGCAGCTACTGGCAGCATTAAAAATGTTATTAAGAATGTAGATGACTATCTACTACGCCCACTAGGTGAGGGCATGTTCCGCTTTAATATGCAGTTTGACTTTGATCCTGAAATTAAAGGTGACTTAGAAATTAAAGCACGTGGAACAGAATCACTTATGGCTAATGAAGTTCGTAGCCAACGACTTATGCAATTTATGCAAGTAGCATCCCAACCAACTCTTGCCCCTTTCGCTAAGTTTCAATACATTATTCGTGAGATTGCAAAGTCTCTAGACCTTGACCCTGACAAAGTAACTAACAACATGAGTGATGCTGCAATTCAAGCTGAGTTAATGAAATCATTTCAACAAGAACAGCAACAGCAGCAAGGGGGAGCACCAGCAGGTGCAAACCCAATGGATACATCAGGAGCAGGTGGTGGCACTATAGGCATGGGCCAAGCACCTACACCACAAGAACAAGGATTTAGCGGTAATGCAGGACAGCAGGGAGCACCACAGCAAACTCAAGGGGCTGGTCAGCAACCAAGCCCAATGGTCTAAGTTTGAAGAATACTTAGACTTTATTATAACACAACAACACCGTACTATGGAACAAACTAGTGAGCCTGTTGCGGTATATAGAGCACAAGGTGCTATCTATCAACTTCGCAGACTTAAACTTTTAAGAGATGAGATTTTAAAGAATGGCTGACAAGAGAAAAAAGAAACCTGAATGGGATTTATCTTCTAAAGAATATGATGGTAAAGAGATAAACGTAATTACATTTAAAGATGGTAAAGAATTAACGTTACCCGAAATTGAACATATGTTTGAAAAAAATAAATCTGCACCAGAACCAGTTCCTTCAAAAACAACATCAAAAGTAATATTAAATTTTCTTGAAGAAAGAAATCCTACTAGGGAAGAATTTATAAATTATTTTTCTGGGAAAAAACTTAATAAAGGTGGTACTACTATGAAAGACCAAATGTCTATGTTTGAAGAAGGTGGCCTCAAACAAGAGGGCGGCATGGTAGATGAGGAATCGGGAAACGATGTTCCTACTGGAAGTACTAAAGAAGAAGTACGAGATGATATTCCTGCTATGCTAAGTGAAGGAGAGTTTGTTTTTCCTGCTGATGTTGTACGTTACCATGGTTTAGAAAAACTAATGGAACTTCGACAAGAAGCTAAAATGGGCATTAAGAAAATGGAAGCTATGGGTCAGATGGGAAATGCTGACGAAGCTACACTGCCTGATGATATTCCATTTACTGTGGATGATCTTATTATTGTCGCAGAACCTATGGAAGTAGAGGATAGTAAAGAACCTAAAGAAAAAGCACATGGAGGTGTATTACACGCTGCTGAAGGTACGTATGTATCTCCATCTACTGGTGTTATAGGTACACAACAATCTCTTTATGCTAATCAACCATTAACGGGTGCACCAACAATTTCAGTTAGTGGTCAGCCTACAAATGTTACACAACCTACAGCGGCACCTGTTGGTGGATATACTCCATTATTTGTAGGTGCTCCAACTACAACTACTCCTGCTCCAACTACAACACCGACTACTCCGTTTGTTCCTACAGTTGAAGATGCATATACTACAGTAA